GGTGATATCAATCGCTCCTGTCTTCGTTCCGCCGCCGCCACTAGGAAGATCCAATGCTCCTTCGCTACCCATGTCGAAACCACTCTCGCTAAGGGTTGAAGGATCATACGCACCTACAGAAGTCGGCGTTTTTTGAGAGGGAGCGAGCGCAGTGTTGATTCCCTCATTCCAATTTTTGGGTATCGTTAGGTTTGGTAAAACGCCCTTTTCAAGTTCAGACTCAGAAATAGTCCTGCCGCTCGGGACGACGACGGTGTCCCTGATGTTGTTCTTGTTGGCCATGATAATGTCGCCATTATCCATGAACCCAATTGGAACGCTGTAGTCGGGCTTTTGCGTAAAGTCTTCAAAAGTCCTGCCAACATTTCCACCACCGCTTGTGATTCCTTCTGGAACTGAAGATGGAGTTTGGCCTGCAAAGTCAGCCGGGTTTACGCCAACCACTCCGACTGTGCCGCCAAGATTTCCGGGTGGAACCAATACATTCCCACCCGTTATGTACTGCTGTTGATTTCCCGGCGTGTACACGCCTCCGGGTACAAACGCATCCTGCTCATCTCCGACCCCGATGTTGATCCGCTCAACGGGCTGATCGCGGATGTTGAAATCGATTTCTTGAGGAGCAGCTTGAAACTCAAAGGCTCCCGTTCTCCAGTTGTACGGAGCTTCTTGGCCATACGCATCATATCCGGGCAAAAAGTCACCAATCCTTACTCCTGCCATTCCAGGAACCAAATCCCCCATCTTGTATCCAGGATATCCGGGGAACTCATCTACAGCGTTGGCCTGATTTAGATCATTGACCAAGTTATCGATTGCGTCAGCCATATATCAGTTCTTTGGGATGATGCTGTTGATGCGACCGAGCATCCACTTAGCCACCAGTTTCTTAACCTTCGGCTTGTCCTTGATCCAGTTTGCGATCTTCTCGGAGTTGTTGTTGTAGAAGCTCTTGAACCAAGCGGGTCCGACGAGTTCCTTCCAGAAGAAGAACGCCTCCCACTGATCGGGGATACACTCGCGGGCGACATGGCAACCCATTCCGGCCCGCATGATGTTTCCGTATCCACCAGCCAAGTTTCCGATACCGCTCGCGTACCCTTGGAACTGGTTCATAAAGGAACCTTCCCGATCCGCGGCATATTGGTTCTGAGCGTTTGTCAGCGCGAAGCCAGTACCCATCTTCATCAGATCGCCAGGGCTGGACATCTGCATTCCTTGAATGTACTGCGGAGTGGCAAACGGAGACGCACCCTGCTGAAGTGCGCCAAGATTGGCCGCTTGGCCAACGATAGGAGCAAGACCAAGGGCTGATTGGACGTTAGCAATGTTCTGCTGACGATTAGCCATCCCCTGCTGCTGAGAAGTGAGCTGACTTGCAAAGCTCTGTTGAGCAGCCGTGTTGCGCTGACCGGTGGCCGCGAGGATGTTCTGGAAGGCTTCCTGCGCCTGTCGATTGGCGGTGTCGCTGGTGGTCTGGCCGCTCTGGAGTAGGCCAAGAGCAGCGTTCCAGCGTTGAGCGTTGGCGTTTCCAAGAGCGTCTTGCAATGCGAGCGACTCACGAATGGCAGACGGGTTGCCAAGAACATTTCCAATGGCAGTACCACGAGCGCGAGCGGCCTGTTGAACCCGTCGCTCCATGCTTGGATCGAGAGTTCCAACCTGAGAGAGACCCTGTTGAACCTGACGCTCCAACTCGCTACGAATCAAGCGAGCAGCACCAGTGTCCTCTGAAGATCGAGGCATTCCAACCTGCTCATAGGTAGGAGAATCAATCCTAGCTTCGGGGGTTTTAACACTTGCGCCGACATCTCGCAGGTAGTTTTCGTAAAGCCCAAACTTGGTTGGATCAAGAGCCTCTAGCTCCTCGCGGCGTTGCTGAGCGAACTGGGTTCCAAAATCCCTAGCAAGATCAAGTTGCTTTTGGGTTAGTGTTGGAGCGAGATTTGCCAACGCAAGGGCCGTATCCCTTGTAAGGTCAATATCTCCAATGCCTTCAAAATTGTAAGTTCTCTTGTCACCTTCAGGGCCGTAGGTGATTTGTTTTCCACCTCTTGCAGCAGCCTCGATGGCTCGCATGAAAGGGTATTCCCTTGCCTGAGCCTCTACAGCTTCTCTGTTTGCCGCTGCCAAATCAGGTGGATTGTAATCTGGCGCACACATCTGCGGCTCTCCCCAAGGGATAGAAGGGTAATCCTTGTGCCAATTATCCTTAGCAAACAGCATTACACTGTGTGCTAGAACCTTTGCTACATTTAGTTCAATTGTCATACGCCTCCTTCAAAAATCTCTGTTTTCCAAATAGGATTAAACCCAAACCTCTTCATGTGTGAGTTGTATGGGCTGTTTTCATTGCAAGCTATGAAGTACCTTGGAAACCCTTTGGTTTCCATTATGGAGTCATAGACTCGTTTGAGATGCATGCTGTCTCTGGCCGACACCTTCTCGGTGTGATTCCAAAGCAAAAGAACTGGCACCCTTCCAAAAGACGATGCGCCAATGATCTCCCCATTCCTTTCGACCAGATGGGACGGATGAATGATTGAGTCATTGTTATCGCGGGCAGCCTGCAAGACTCTGGCTTCTTGCTCAAGCGTTTGGATCATCCTGACCGTTGGGAATGAGTTCATTGTTGGGGTTTAACCGAATCAACGAAGCCAGAGAGGATGGTGGATTGCAAGGACAAGCGACCGCCCGAGTTGGGGTTGGTCTGAACCCTGAACTGGATGTTGTTCCAGCGTCCCTTGCTGATCAGGTTGTACGCTTTGAGGAACTTCTGCGAGTTGGTGATCGTCAGGCTGGAATCTAGGTCCGTGAACGTCCCCGACATGTCGGTCGAGTAGGCGATCGCAGCGTCCGTATTGGAAGTGGTGTACGGGTTATCGAACGCGAACTGGACGCTGTACCCGATCTTGTCGGGGATGGGTTCGTTCAGGTTGTACGCCTTCGTGATCACGCTCGACTGGTAACGGGATCCGCCATCGAGGTACGCGGAGCTTGCGACCGGTGAGAGACGGGTGTTCGGGAGGAAGTCGTTGAATGACCAGACTTGGCCTGCTCCCGCTGAGATTGAGGTCATGTCGCCTGCGAACATGAGGACGGGTCCGAACGTGGAGAACGAGGTGGCGAAGAAGTCGTTCACCTGCCAGTTGTCCCAGTACCCGAGCCAAGAGCGGGCCAGTGAGTGATAGATGATGACCGCGTTGTTCCGGGGGAAAGCGGCTTCGAGTTCCAGTAAGGAACCGGATTCGAGGAGAACACCGAACTCACTCTCCAGTCCAAGTCCGTTTGGTTCATCGAGAACGAACGGGACGGCGAGGAGATATCGGTTGTTCCAGAACACGCCGTCGCAGAGGTCGAGCTTGGTCTTGTCGATCTTGCTGATCAAGTCGTTGATGGGGCTGGAAAGCGCGAGGCCGACGCTTGTCTGGGTACCAGCTTGGATCTGCGCCATCGACCGGATGCCGTCGCGGGACAGGAAGAATACGTCAGCACCGACCGCAGCGATGGAGCGGTGCGATGAGCAGCCGATATTGCCGCTGATGAGTGATATAATCCAATCGGCAGGATCCTGCGTAGGATCGGCATCTACGCTCCAAATTGAGCGTTCCTTGAAGACGAGCAGTTTGTAACCGAACCACGAGTACAGACCCTTGATAGGATCGCCGTCGCCACCGACTCGGATTGAGCCGAGCGGATCCCAGGATTCGCCATCGAGGATATCCGAGAAGTAGAGGGTATCGGGCTGGATGGCGGTATCACCGGAAACGGCCCAGAGCCGGTTGGTATGGGTGGTGAGGTAGAGCGGCTTGTTGGGTGGCGTGAGTGATACGAAAGCGACCGCGTGAGACTGGTTGGCTGGCGAGATGGTGACCGTGGGGGCGGTGATGTAACCGCTGCCGGGGTTCAGGATTACGATGGAAAGAACCGCTCCATCGCCACCAATTCTTGCTTCCGCGGTTGCGGTCACACCGCTTGGGGGTGCGGATATGGTGATTGTCGGGATGTTGTTGTGACCGCTTCCCTGATTGATGACATCGATGCGGCTGATCTTGCCGGCGGATATCGAGCTATTGAGATTCGCGCTGGAGACGTACTTCAGGGTTCCGTAGCCATCGGAATAGAACAGCTTGTCATTGAGCTGAGCGAAGTAGACGAAGGTGGCTGAGGCATTGAGCGTCGCGCCGCTGATCGCGTTGTACGAAACGCCGGGGGAACCGAAGTAGAGGTTTTGGGTGTTGGCGTTACGATCATTGACCGCGATGACCAGTCGCTCGGACGCTGCGGTATCGAAGTAAAATCCGGAATAGACCTCCGCGTTTGTCGGAAGGTTACTGCCGTAGTTGGAGGTGGTTAAGTTCCAAGCGGTGAGGATTTCCTCCCAGTTTCTGGATTCGCTGTTGCCGGCGAGTGAAACCGATCCGAGACGAGTGACTAGGTTGCCGAAGTCATCGTAGTCCATGTTGATGGCCGACTCCATGCTGGTAGCAGGGATGGCATCGGGACGAGTAGCAGAGACAACACCGGTACTGAAGCCGGTGCTTCCATCCAACAGCATCTGATCATCAAGAGCATCTGAGGATTGGAATGGCATGGCGGATTACAGGATGTCTTGGAAGGTGTAATCGTACAAGCTATCAGGAATGATGCGGCTGATTTGCTGCTGCTGGCCGCGTTCCATATCCTTCATAATGGAGACCTGAGCGGCTCCCTCTTGGAACTTGGCTTGGGCTTTCCCGTATTGCCGGGAGTATTCGAGGAGATCGCCTTCGGTGTAGGCCATCAGAGCGTTCTCAACACCGCGCAGCTCGAAGTTGCTGTCGTTGACGATTGCTTGGTTCTCGCCGAACTGCCGCATCTGGGACTGCTTCTTCCCGAGGATGAAGAGGGTGCCATCGGTGTTGGGCGTTGGAACGAGCTTGATGCGCGGGACGCCGGCCTCGCCGTAGGATGCACCGATGACTCGGGTCCAGTTTACGAAGTTGCCAGGTGTGGATTTGCGGCTATCGACGTTGTTCCAGGTATTGGGATCGAGCTGGAAGAACGAGACCCATTCCGCGGCGGGGACTTCGATTCCATCGGTTTCGCCGTTGATCGTGAATCGGATGGCGACTGGGAAGTCGAGGAACATGTTGTAGCCGGTACCTGAGGCGTAGGTAGCGGTTACGGTTTGGTCGAGGGTGACCAGTTCATTGCCTTGGCTGACTGAGCGGGAGATGACGCCGAGGGTATCGTTCCAGAGGCACGAATCCCAGATCATGGAGTAGCGGCGGATGCAGAACTTCTTGGCCAACGCGAGGGTGTTCGCGTCGGTGAAGGAGAGCTTGTCGCAGGCCGCTTGGGCTACTTCAGAGGGTTTCATGCGAAGTACTCTTGCAAGATCATCGAGGAGCTGACTCGGGCGGCTGAAGATGAGTTAGATCCACTTAAAACATCTTGATATGTTTTATTAACCCACATTGATGGGAATGTTGTTGGGCCAGTTGCGTACAAGTGAATCTTGTAAGTAACAGCAGTTGCGGATGCTGGTGAATCAAGAATCTGAATAAACTGGCTATTAAAGAATTCAGAGCTGTAAGGCCCAATTCCTGTAAAAGGAGCAATGCCGTATAAATTAGACCCAATGTTATTTGATCCAATCTCTGTTCCATTGCGAGTTATCCTAAATGCTCCAAATTGTATATTAGTTCCAGAGTAATTTACGGCTATCGTAACCAGCACCGTTGAAGCAGTAGACCTAGGGGTAATCGTAGTGGTAAGTACCGTGATCTCTGTTCCAGATCCGGAACTTGTGGCAACAAACGGACTTCCACCCGCTGTGGAGTCTTGGTAAAGAGTTTGCTTGATCTGCGGAGCGTTTGCGGCACTAAGAAAAGAGTTGGCAGCAACCGACTTCAACCTGCTGGAATCACTGAAATCGGTGATCAGCACCTTGTCGTTGGCCAGATCGACCGTGACATTGGTCAAGTTGGGAAGCGTGACCTCGTTGGCGTTGATCGTCAGGAGATCGGTGCCGAGGTTTCCGATCGTAGTGTTGCCGTTGACCGTAGCATTGCCGGTGACGGTCAGGTTGTTGGAGAGTGTAGCTGCACCGGTTACATCCAAAGTGGTCCCAACCGTGGCCGCTCCGGTCACTCCAACGCTTGCCAGCGTAGTCGCTCCCGTGACACCCAAGCTGGCCAACGTAGAAAGTCCCGTGACATTGAGAGTGGTCCCGACGACAGCGGCTCCGCTGGTAGAGACGCTTGAGAGTGAGGTGGCTCCGGTTACACCGAGGGTGCTGGCGACGCTTGTGGCACCGGTCAGCGTGGAGGTGCCGGTCACCGAGAGGTTACCGGGGATCGCCAGATTGCCGCTGAGGCTTGTTGCGCCGGTTACGGTGAGGGTACCACCGACGACCGTGTTACCGCTTGCCGCGGCCACCGTGAGCTTGTTGGACCCGACGCTGAAGTCACCGGTGGTATTGACCGCGGAGGTCGATAGCTGGAGCGCGGAATCGATGCCGCTGCCATCTCCAACGGCTTTGAGGACCGAGGTCAGCGCGGAGTTGTCGGAGCTTTTTAGTAGGCCAGTGTATGTCGATGCGACGCTACTGCCTGTGAGTGGAGTT